GGGTCCGGCGCCACCGGAGTGCCGCCCTTCGCTTGCACCTGTGCGCGTAGTGCCCGCACATCCCCGGCCAGGGTGGCTACCGCATCACCGCGCCGGTTCGCCTCGGCGACCGCCGACCGATAGTTGCGGTCTGAGGCGTCGATGCGGTGCCACAACGCCCACGACAGGCCGAACAGAGCGACGATCGCGCACAGGGTGGCGATGCCCCGCCAATGCGAGACGATCGTGCGCTTGGTCCGGGTCATGGGGGCGGGTGTCCTCCGAGTCGAATGATCTCTATCTCAAGCTGGGTGATTCTGACCAGGTCGTCGCGTCTGCGCTGGTGCAGGACGTCGACTTCGGCTTGCGCCGCCTTACGCTCAGCGCGCTCCGTCGTCAGTTCCTCCTGCAGTTGGTCCGTCAGCGAGTTGGCTCCCTCGCCGCGTTTGCCGATGAACGTCACCACCGAGCCGGACACGACGCCGACGCAGGCGAGGATCGCGCCGATGGTGGTGCCGTCCACGGCCCTCCTTACTCGCTGGCGGCGTGCCTTGGGCCGCCGGTGGAGGTGGCCTGTTCGATGCCGGGTGCGATCCCGCTGGGTTTCCACAGGGTGTGGTAGGTGGTGCCGATGATGATGACTGCGATGAGGACGCAGGCGATGATCTTCCGGTCGTGCCATTCGCCGTTGAAGTAGGCGGTGCCGAGGCCGTCGAGGGTGGCGACTACGATCATGAGGATGCCCTTGATGGCGCCGGACCACCTGGGCTGGTTGACGATCGCGATGATGGGCGGGAGGACGACGGCGAGTGCCGCCGCCCAGAGTTCCGCGTCGGAGATGGGCATGGTCCTTGGCTCCTTATCCCTGGGGGCCGGTCACGTCGACCGACACCTTCACTACCGCGTCGGCGACGGCCTTCTGCACGGCCGCCACGACGGTGTCCGTGTCCACTCCCGAGCCGACCAGCTTGGCCAGCGCGGCGATCGCCGCGGACTGCGCGGCCTCCTGCTTGCCCAGCTGCTGCAGTCGCTGGTCGATGCCCTTCAGGTACGACTGCGGCTGCCAGGTGGGGTTCGTCTTCACGTCCGGCGCGTCGGCCGGCGCGGCGATGTCGTCGATCTTCCAGACGGCGTCGTGGATCTGCTGTGCGGTGAAGCCCGCCATGGGGTCCTCCTCGGTGGTGCCTTGTGCCCATGCGCGGAAGTCCGCGGCGGACAGGTAGGCGATCGATTCGTCGATCCGAACGGGGCCCGCCGGGTCGCTGGTGAACTGCCAGATCAGCGGCGCCCGCCCGGACGGCTTCGGCTGGGCGTGGGCTTCCGCCTCGGCGTAGGTGTCGACGGCTGTGCCGGGGTAGGCGGGGTACCACAGCGGCAGCCCGGCGGGGACGCGCCCGGCGGCGATGTCGTCGGCGCTGGTGTAGATGCCGACGCGCTGCCCGGGGAACGCGGCCTGCACCTTGGCGACCCAGGCGGCGGCCCAGTCGCGGATCTGCGCCGCGGTCCGGCCGCTGTAGTTCCGGCCGTCGCTGTAGCGTTCGAGGTCGAGCCAGTGCGTGAAGCCTCGTCCTGCGTAGGCGCGGACGGCGCTGATGTAGTTCGCGGCCTCGGTGGCGACGTCCTGGTTGGGCCAGGCGAAGTGGTAGCCGCCCGGCACCAGTCCAGCGCCCTTGATGCCGGTGATGTGCGTGGCGAACTTGGGGTCGTGGGTGTGCTGGCCCTCGGATGCTTTGGCGAAGGCGAAGACGATGCCCTGCTTCTTCCAGGCAGCCCAGTCCTGGGCGCCCTGGTAGGCGGAGACGTCGATACCGCGGCAGGTGGCCATGGTCAGGCTCCGCTTCCGCTAGTTGGGATGTCGTTGCCGTTCACCAGCTGCTGCATCAGAGCGTCCGCTTCCTGGACCAGGGCAGCCGCCCGAGCCACGCGAGGATCCGTAGCAGGAGCTGGCGAAGGAGGAGGGGTGGGCACCGGAGCCGACGCCCAGACGGGGACGGTGACGTCGCCGTCCTGGGAGAGCAGCCATCCGAGGTTGGCCTGCGTGAGCCACGCGGACCCCTTGACGGCCCAGGACTCGCCCCAGCTGTTGTCGAGGCGGAAGGCCTGCCGGTCGGCGTCGTAGGCGGAGATGACGTACTCGTGTCCGCCGGCCACCGCCGACTTGCGGTCCACGACGACGTAGCCGTCAGCGTCGACGTCGAACATGCTCTGCAGCCAGACGGTGCCGACCATGACCGGCCCGTTCTGCAGGGCGCTCTTGAGGGCGTCCAGGGAGAAGGCGTGCTTGTAGCTGCTGGCCAGGCCGAGTTTCTTCAGGGCCTTCGCGGCGCCGAGGCCGGAGGAGCCGGTGTCGTCGGGCGGGTAGGTGCCCTCGATGTTGTCGAGCTGGGTGGCGAGTTCGTAGACCTTGACGGCCAAGTCCTCGTCGACGGGGAGCACGTCGCCGTTGACGGTGACCGAGGTGAGGCCGGGCCGTCCGTTGAAGTCGGTGCCGAGCAGGCCGGTGGCTGCGTTGCCGGTGCAGCTGCCCAGCGATCCCTGGTCGAAGTGGGGCACGCGGCGTGTCCAGTCGACGGACTTGATGGCCGTCTTGGGGAGGACGCCGTGGGCGTAGTTGAGGCTGCGTGGGTCGTGTTCGACGTGGCGGCCGAGTGAGTGGTGGGGCATGCGGGTCCTCCCACAAGCTAGGTTCCCTTGGAATCGTAGCCTGTAGCACCCCATCGACCTAAGAATCGTAGGCTACAGTTCGGTTTGGTCCTTCCGCTCAGAGGGCCCGGTGGCAGGGACGTGTCCGTGCGGGTCGCGTCCCTGCCGCCCCAGAAACCCGCACCCACCCGCACAAACCCGCACGCAGGAGTCGCGCCATGCATGACCCGCTGACCGTCGCGTTCGAAATCCGCCGCCCCTGGCCCGAGCGCTCGACCCTCCCAGCCGCAGGGGACAAGGCCACACGCTGGCGCATCCGCCTCCACCACGACTGCGGCACCTGGTGCGCGGACGACCCGCCCCACCGCGAGGGCGCGTTCCCCTGGTGGAAGCCCTCCAGCTACAGCGCGTTCTGGCGCCTGGCAGGCCGGGAGTACTACTTCCCATCTCTGATCACCGTGTGGCATCGCGAGCCCGGTGGGCGCGACGGACTGACGGTGTGCAGCAAGCGCGTCCAGCGACGCGACGGTACGTGGCGGCGCACTCGTGGCTGGCGGTGGCACATCCACCACTACAAGCTCACGTTCCGGCCCTACCAGAAGTGGCGCCGACGCCTCCTTACCCGATGTGCGTGGTGCGGCGGACGTGATCGCAAGGGTGACTCGGTCAACGTCTCCCACTCGTGGAATGGGCCGCGCTCCCGTTGGTGGCAGGGTGAGCGTGGCCTGTTCCACCACGACTGCTCGCCGATCGAGCGCGCGCACGCCACCTGCACCTGCACGCGGCCCGTGCTGGACCACGACGTCTATGGGAAGTGCGCCCGCTGCGGCCGGTTCCGGCCCTTCGGGTTCACCGACGCCAACCTCGCCCGCGCTCGCGAACTCCAGACCATCCCGAAGGGCGGCCGACGCGCCGACGCCGAGGAGAGGCCCGTGTCAGACGGAGATGCGTCGTGAGCTACCTGTGCGCCGCGCTGGCGTTCCTGTTCGCGTTCCTCGTCCTCGCCCCGCCCGCCGAGGTGCGCATCGCGCCCGCGCCGGCCGCATGGAGCAGCCGATGACCGGACCGTGCTCGCGCCCGGAATGCGGCGGCGAGACCCACACCGACGGCTGGGGCAACCCCATCCAATGCCCGCGCGACACCGCGTTCCTCTGGACCGCCGACCCGGGCCAGGAGATCACGCTCGCGCCGCCCGCGCCCCCGCGCATCGTCATCCCCGGCGACGACGGCCACCCGCTCGTCACGATCCACCCCAACGGGACGCTGGAGTACGGACCCACCTACCAGCCCGACGAAGCCGCCCAACAGTTCTGGGACGCCCTCCGCCACTACATGCCCGCCCGCTGCCCCAACTGCGGGCACATCCGAACGGAGGCGCCGTGACCGAACCGACGCACCTCACTCGCGATCAGCTCGCACCGATCGTCGCCGCCGTATACCGGCGGGAAGCCGCAACACTCACCGGGGCCCGGCTGATCCTGCCACCGCTCCCGCCCTGCCCCACCTGCGGCCAGCAGCCCACCGAACTCACCACCAGCAGCGACAGCCACGACCTGTTCGTCCGTAACCTGACCGCCCTCCGCTTCCGGCCCTGCGGTCACACCTTCACCGCCGACGGCGAAGACATCTACGAGGCGTACAACACCGCCCGCCAGGAGCCTGAGTCTCCGCTGCCTGACGAAGACACCAGCCCCGAAGCGCCACCCGCAGCCACCCCGCTCGAAGAAGCGCAGGCGACGATCGAGTCCCTCCGCTACCAGATCCGCCGCGCCCGCGAAGCCCTCGCCACCGACGAACCCGTCGACCGCTGCCCGTCCTGTGAGCACCGGTGGGACATCCACGCGGACGACGGCTGCTGGCACACGGTCACCCACGGCCGCGCCGACCGGAACCTCGTCTGTGCCTGCCGAATCCCCCGCAAGGAGCAGCCGTGAACACCGCCGTCACCATCACCCTGATCATCACCGCGTTCCTCCTCGCCGTCGTCATCGTCACCTCCATCCGCGACACCGCCCAGGCCAAGCACAACCCCACCCGCTGCCCGAACTGCGGCCACACCAGCAAGGAGAACCACGAATGAAGATCGGCATCACCGGCGGCGCAGGCTTCATCGGCGGCCACGTAGCCGACGAGATCGCACGCCGCGGCCACGAACCCGTCATCTTCGACCACCTCGGCCGCACCGCCCGCAGCAACATCCCCGAGGCCTACCGGCCTGTCCTCATGGGCGACGTCCGCGACCCCGTCGCCATGTGCGAGCTCGCCGCCCACGTCGACGGCATCATCCACCTCGCCGCCTGCCTCGGCACCCAAGAGACCATCAAGAACCCGCGGCCGGCCGCCGAGACCAACGTCCAGGGCGGCCTCAACTTCCTCGAAGCGATCGCCCAGTACGACATCCCCGGCGTGTACATCGGGGTCGGAAACCACTGGATGAACAACACCTACTCGATCAGCAAGACCACGGTCGAGCGGTTCGTCTCCATGTTCAACAAGGAACGCAGCACCCGCTGCAACGTTGTCCGGCTCGTCAACGCCTACGGCCCGCACCAGTCGGTGGCCCCGCCTTACGGGGCAGCGAAGGTCCGCAAGATCACGCCGTCGTTCGTGTGCCGGGCGCTCACCGGTGCGCCGATCGAGGTGTACGGCGACGGGCAGCAGGTCTCCGACATGGTCCACGTCACCGACGGCGCGAAGGCCCTCGTCTCCGCGCTGGAGAAGGCCGCCGACGGTGTCGTGCTGGAGAAGGCCGTCGAGGTCGGGCCGGCTGACCACCGCACCGTGAACGAGGTCGCCGAGCTCGTCATCAAGGCCGCGGTCGATCTCGGCTTCGACGAGGTGCCGCTGACGCATCTGCCGATGCGGCCGGGTGAGATCCCGGGCGCGCAGGTGACGGCGGACGTGGGCACGCTGCCGCTGGTGGGGATGAGCGCGGAGGAGTTGGTGCCGTTGGAGGCTGGGATCGCGGACGTGGTGGCTTGGTACGCGGAGAACTGGCTGCCGCGCTACCGGGCCAACGGGCAGTAGGGGGACGGCTGTGCCCCGCCGCGCAACAGCCCTGCTGATCCCGTGCCCGTGGTCCGGGGACGAGAGCGACCGCATCCCGCGCCGTTACTGGGCCTGGTTCTGGCTGTACAAGCACACGCGCGGACTGCGGCACCGCCTCGGCTTGCATGACTACGAGTACATCTACGCGATCCACGGGCGTCGCTGCACGTGGTGTGGCAAGACGGAAGGGGCATGACGTGGCCCGCTTGCAGATCCTGGAACTCCCCCAGGGAGACGGCGACGACCGGCCGCCGTTCATCCTCGTCATCGACCAAGCCCCACCCACCGCGGAAGCGTTCGACGCCCTGCGCCGCGACCTCCTCAGCGATGGGGACCTTGCGCCCCGCCTCGGCGCCCGCGCCGTGCTGTGCTTCGAGGAGACCATCGAAATCCCAGCCAACGAGGTGCCGGTCGACCCGGAGGGCTATCCGGTGCGCATCCGTGTCGAAGGCGACTTCGAGCAGTTCCGGGAGCAGGTGCAGGAGGAGATCAGGCAGGCGCAGCGTGCTGCCCGGATGGCGGGGCAATGGGGGCCGCGGTGAAGGTGCACTTCTGGGCCGCTGACATGGCAGGCAGCGCCTGCTACCGCGCTGTGCTCCCCGCCATGGGCCTGTCCTGGCTCGGTCACACCGCCACCGTCGGTGTCCGTCTCCCGCCGAACTGGGCCTCTTACGACACGATCGTCGGCTGCCGTGTCGCGCAGGTCGACCCGTCCCGGATGTGGCTGCGCCTGAAGGATGAGGGGAAGCGGCTCATCCTCGACCTGGACGACGACTACTTCCACATCGACCCGTCCAACATCCACGCCGCGAAGGTGTGGGATATGGAGATGCTCGGCCGGCTCGCCCACAACATGGGCATCGCCGACCTCGTCACCTGCTGCAGCGAGCCCCTCGCCGCCGTCCTCCGCGACTACGCGCCCCGCGTGGAGGTCATCCCGAACGGGTTGCCCGCCCAGTACCTCGGCCACCCCCGCGACTACCAGGCCGACGGCCGGCCGCTGTACGTCGGCTGGGCCGGCACGAGCAGCACGGTGGCCGAGCTGCCGGAGGCCGTGCGCGCCCTGAACCGGATCGCGCAGTACCGACGGCCGGGCGGGGTGATGGTGCGGCTCGTAGGCATCAGTGCCGAGCAGGCCATGGGGCTCGGGCTGCGTGGCCGGCAGATCGGTGCGCTCGGCTGGGTGGAGCGGATCGAGCACTACCTGCATGCGGTCGAGGAGTTCGACGTGTGGTGTGCGCCGTACCGTGACACGGCGTTCAACCGGGCGAAGTTCCCGACGAAGTTCTTGGAGTCTTCCGTTCTCGGTATTCCGTTGATCGCTTCTGACATCGAGCCTTATCGGCGCGTCATTAAGCACGGATGGAATGGATTTCTCGTCAAATACGAACACGAGTGGGGTAAGCTGATCAAAAGGCTTGTCGACGATCCGCAGTTGCGTCAAGAGATCGGCATGAATGCCAGGTCTGACGCCTCCATGAGGATCATGCAGGCCGTCAACCATCAGTGGGAAAGGGCGCTCACCCCATGACCTGCATAGCCGAAGACTGCGGCGCGGCCACTGTTGCGCGCGGGCTCTGCAACCGCCACTACCTCGCAGCGCGCGCGGCCGGCGAGTTGCAGCAGTACGGCACCCGGAAGTCCTCACCTGAGGAGCGGTTGCGTGCCAAGGTCGCGGCTGGGGGCCCAGACGATTGCTGGCCCTTCGGCGGCACGACGGACCGGCGAGGGTATGGCGTTATCTATTTCGAGGGTAAGAATCGTGGCGCTCACCGTCTCGCCTTCTATTTCGCCAACGGCCACTGGCCTGAGCCGGAATGTCTGCACTCCTGTGACAACCCGCCGTGCTGCAATCCGGCGCACCTCTCCGAAGGAACGCGTGTGGAGAACATGCAACAGGCGGCTGAGCGTGGGCGGTACGCCACGCAGAAGCGGACTCACTGCCCGCATGGGCATGAGTACACCGCTGAGAACACCTACTACAGCCCGGACCGCCCTACTCATCGCCTTTGCCGGACGTGCCGTCGCGAGGCCCGCCAGCGGTACTACTCGGAGAGGCGGGCATGATGGCGTCGGGCAGCATCATGCAGGCGTTGCATCATCGGTGGGAGGCGGCCGTCCGCGTACCGCAGGAGGTGAGCGCGTGATGGAGCTGCACGAGTTCCTGGCCGCGCGGTACGCCGAAGCCCGCGCCCGCGAGGAGAGCAAGTGGACGGTGCGCGACTGCCCCTACGACTGGGAGTACCGACGAGACCGCGACGACGAGTACGTCCTGGTCGATCGCGTCCGAATCGAGGTGAAGGCGTTCGTCGAGCAGTACGGCGTGTCAGCGGCCGATCCGGCCGTGCTCGCCGACCTCGACGCGAAGGAGAACGTCCTGAAGGAACATAAGGCGGCCGACACGCGCGCGGCCTGGCCGGACTTCGAGGGCGGCGTCTTCAGCGGGCTGGATACGGCGCTGCAACACCTCGCGGTGCCGTTCGCCAGCCACCCCGACTACCGCGAGGAGTGGAAGCCGTGACGCACGACCCCATCGCTGATGACTCCCCGCTCAACGACCCCGGCTACGAGCCCGAGCACCCGCCCGTCGACGGGCAGATCCCGGACGTCGTTGCCCGCTTCGGTCCGCGCACACAGGTCCGCTGGTTCGCGCGCTTCGGCGAGCAGCTCGGCAAGCGGACCGACTGGGACGACTACTACTGCACGTCCGAGCACCACCGCGGGTTCTGCTGTGGCTCCTGCGCTGGGGAGTTCGAGGACGGCTACCAGGGCGGCGGCGTGATGATGGACGGCTGGTGCTGCTGCCGGGACCCACGCGCGCCCTGGAAGGCTGGCAAGTCATGACCGGCCCGGACCACTACCGCGAAGGCGAGCACCTCCTCCACCGCTGCCTGGAGTGGGGCCACGGCGAGCAACGTCAAGCCCTGGCCGTCGAGGCCATCGCTCACTTCCTCGCCGCACTCGTCGCCACCACCGCCACCCACCAGCACCCCGAATCCATCCGATGGCAGGAGACCACCGAATGATCAACGGCAAAAGAGTGATCGCCTGGACACCCTACGGACGTGCCCGGACGTACAGCATCCTCTTCCAGTACCTACGACGGGACTTCGAGGAAGGCCTCCTCGACGAGGTCTGGCTCTACATGAACACCGACCCCGTCGGCCAGGAAGACGACATCGCCTACGCCCACCAGCTCGCCGACAAGCACCTGACCTGGGTCAAGCTCAAGCACCGGCCCGAAGGCGTCCACCTCGGTCACCTGCCCAAGCAGCGCTACACCGGGCTCGCCTACCGGGAGATGACCGACCCGGACACGATCTATCTCAGGTTCGATGACGATGTGGTGTACGTCCACGAGGCCGCCGTAGAGAACCTCGTCCGGGCGCGGATCGAGATGCCCGCACCCACGGCCGTGTTCCCGATCATCATCAACAACGCGCTGTGCTCGCACTTCCTGCAACTCTGCGGGAAGATCCCCACCGAGTGGGGCACAGTCGGCCCGTACTGCATGGACCCCACCGGCTGGGCCAACGGGCCGTTCGCGGTGAAGCTGCACGAGATGCTCCTCGACCACATCCAGGCCGACACAGTCGAAGACCTGTACCTGTACCAGGACTTCCCGCTCGCACCGGGCACCCAGTTCTCCGTGAGCTGCTTCGCCAGCCTCGGCAGCATGTACGCCGGCCTGCCCGACCCCGGCGTCCTCGTCCCCGACGAGGAAGAGTCCTGGCACACGATCCACCGGCCGCTCGCCACTGGCGCGCCGAACATTCTGCGCGGTGACAGCCTGGTGGCGCACTGGTCGTTCTTCCCCCAGCATCCGTTCCTCAACAACACCGACCTCCTGGACCGTTACCGGGAGATCGCAGACAAGGCGGTGGCGTGATGTCCCAGCAGGTCAGTGTCGAGGCAGCGTTGCCGGTGTTCCGGCAGCGGTGCAACGAACTCCACGACGAGTCCCTCATCCTCCGCGCGCGCGTCACCGAGCTGGAGCAGCAACTCGCCGACGCACACCAGGAAATCGAGCAGCTGCGGGCCCAGCCCACGATGGGCCAGACACCGCAGCCGCTGTCGTGCATCGACCCCGACCCCGTGGCATAGCGGCCGACGCCGGTCACACGGAGGTTGACGCCACCGAGTACTCCGTGGCGGTGACGGAGCTGGCGCCAGCATCGGTGACGACCTGCTTCACGGCGTCGACGACGGCCTGCTCCTGCACGGGGTCGCTGGTGTGGATGATGGCGATACGGATCTCGATGCTGGATTCTGCGGGGAACTCGCCGATGACCTTCGTCCAGGGGTAGGGCAGTTCAGCCATGCTGTTTCTCCTTCTATGTCAGGCGACACGTACGAGCTGCATCCACGAGTCGGTGCGGAGGATGGTGGCGGTGCCGGAGTCGACGGCGGCCTGCGACCACTGGACGGCGAAGGTGCCGCTGGATGAGGTACGGACGATGCCCATGATCTGGATGGCTTGGTTGGTGGTGTCGCCGCCGTAGGAGCGGGGCTGGGTGGTGCCGATGTCGTTGGTGTTCATGCGGACGGTGAAGCCGTCGGTGCCGACGGAGGCGGTGACGCCGCGGCCGAGGCCGGTGCCTTGCCAGGATCCTGCGGCGCCGGTGGGCTGGGTGAAGGCGACGTTGATGTCGCCGGTGGTGCCCGCCTGGTATGCAAGGTAGGCGTAGATCAGGTAGGTGGCGCTGGCGGCGACGGTGACCGTGAGGTGGGGGTCGTCGCTCATGGTTGTGGTGTTGATGCGGCTGGTGTCGGCGCTCTTGCGGGCGAAGAGTGTTTTTCCGATGCCGGTGACGGTGAGGTTGCCGCCGACGGTGAAGTTGTCGTCGGTGGCGAGGGTGTTGGCGGCGGACCGGTAGAGGTTGACGTCGCGGGCGGCGTTGCCGGGGCCCATCTCGATCATGCCGCTGCCGTAGACGCGGTAGCGGTCGAAGGTGTCGCCGGTGAGGAGTGAGCTGTAGGCGACGTCGGTGGTGAGGGTTCGCTGACTCTGGTAGTTGGTGTTCGCGGAGAGGGAGCCGCCGCCGGTGCGGGTGAGGGTGGCGGCGCCGATGGACAGGCTGCTGCTGCTGGACAAGTTGAGGTTGCCGCCGAACGTCCCCGAGCTGTTGGGGATCTCCACCCACGAGCCGGAGGCCGGTGAGGTGCCGTTGGAGAAGTAGGTGCGGTTGGTGTCGGTCTCGTAGATCGGCTTGCCCGCGTAGGGCGTGGACGGGCGTGTCGATGACGTGCACGAGGCGTACCCGACTGCGGCGTCGACCTTGTCCCAGTTCTGGCCGAGGTCTTGGGTGTAGGTGACGAGCTCGGACCCGTCCGACTTGGACTTGTACAGGGCGAGCCGTGTGGTGGACGGATCAGGCACGAGGCACCTCCAGCGAGAGCGGGGACGGCATGGGGACGGGCAGCCCTCCGTACAAGGCGTGCCAGCGGTGGATGTCGACGAGCTCACGCTTCGCTCGGACGCCGGCCGGGCGGAGGCCTTGGGCGCGGATCACGTCGAGCGGATTCGGGCCCTTTGCCGGCGGCACCACGCGGGTGCGGGTCTCCTTGGCATGGGCGATCCGCACCTGGTGCGCGGCCCAAGCATCAGCAGTTGAGACGGCGTTGAACAGGGTGATCGGCTCAGCGTCCGGGCCGGTCGAGGTGACGTACCCGGCGCGGAGCGCGGCATCGTCCCGGTCCGGGGCGTCCGGCAGGTGCGGCTCGTGGAGGATGACGTCGAGGATTTCGTCGATATCCGTGAGCCCGTACTCGGCGGCCCGCCACTCCACGGTGTCCTTGGGGAAGATGACCCCGCCGCCGTTGCCGTCTTGGTCGATGTGGTGGACTGCCCACCTTGGTGTGCCCCTCGTCAGACGCTCGGTGACGAAGTCGACGGTGTAGATCCTCGGGTCGTCAGACACGGTAGCTCCAGCAGCTGATGGATGGGGTACCGGACGAGGTGCCGACGGTGACGGTGAATCCGGTGGTGCTCGATGCTGTGATCTGCCAGGTCCGCAGGGTGGGGTGCCGCAGGGTGACCATGGGGACCATGGTTGAGGCCATGGTCGGGCCGTAGAGCAGTGAAAGCGTGGTGTCTCCGGCGGACTGGAAGGGCTCGTCGGCTGTCCACAGGCCGTCCGTGGTGCCTGCGAAGGTGTAGTCCGCCCACCGGCCGACGTGGTGGGTGCGGCCGGATGTGAAGTCGAGGTATTGGCCGTTGGCGTTGTCGTTGGGGTTCCAGCCGAACCGGCCCATGCCGCCGTCGGCGAAGTAGTAGCCGCCGTCGGTGCCGTCCCGGTTGTAGCCGGCGAAGAGGTTGCCGGCGCCCGCCCAGACGTAGCCGCCGCGGCGTGCTTGGGTGTCTGCGCGTACGACGGCGAGTTCGGCGACGGGCTGGCTGAGGAAGGCGCGGGAGATGACCTGGGTGCCGGTGCCGTCGTCGTACTGGCTGGAGTTCAGGCCGAGGATGACGTCGCTGCTGCCGGTGCTGGAGCCGTTGATGTAGCCGTAGTCGGTGCCGTTGTTGGCGTAGAACCTGATCTCGGGCAGGAGGGTGGTGGTGGGGTTGATCTCCAGGCGTTTACCGGAGGTGCCGCTTTTCAGGGTGCCGATGATGGACACCGAGCCGTCGGCGGAGGCGATGTTCACCGTCTGCGTGCCGTCGGCGCTGTAGGTTTGCAGGCCGGCCGAGTTGAGTTCGACGCGGGGTCCGGTGTCGGCGGTTTTGATGCGGGCGCCGACGATCCAGTCCGCTCCGATGGTGCCAGCGGTCACCTTGGACACGGTCAGGTCAGAGATGTGGGCGTCGTCGATGAGGAGCGCCGTCGCGGTCGCCGCGTCGGACGGCCCGGACTTGTTGCCGGTCTTGTCGACTGCGACGACCCGCACGTACCGCGCGCTGAGCTCTTCGACCTGCACCGTGGCGACGACGGGGATCTGCGCCTGGATCATGCCCGCGTTGGCGACAGCCTTCCCCTTCAGGGTGGTCGTGTCCGGGGTGAACGTGGGCTCGTAGGAGACGTGGATCTCCAGGTGGTCCAGGTCGGACTCCAGGTTGAAGGTGCCGCCACTGGACCGGCCAAGCTGGTGGGTGACCTGCACCGCGATCCGCGACCCGGCCACCGAAGGCGGCGCCGGCGTGCTGGGTGGGATGTTGTCCGACGACGCCACAAAGGTTGTCGTCGCCGACCAGGCGCCGACGTTGCCCGCTTTGTCGACGGCGCGGATCTGGATGTCGTAGCCGATACCAGTGGAGAGGTCTTGGATCTGGGCGGTGGTCGCATCCCAGGGGACGACCATCGTCTGCCACTGCCCGGTCGGCGCGGCGAACGGCTGCCGCCACAGTTGCATGTCCTGCCAGCGGATCTGCGCGACGGACGCCCACGACGCCGGGTAGATCATGTCGGTGTCGGTGGCCCACCGGATTTCGTAGTGGTCACCGTCGAGGATGGTGGAGCCGTCGACGTTGTTCGGGGCGTTCCACTTCAGGACGACGCGGGAGCGGGTGAAGCCGCGGTTGTCGAGGTAGGCGGTGCCGGTGAACGGGGTGATGAAGGTGGGCACGCCGGGGATGGACGTGTCTGCGTTGGGTCGGGAACCGACGGGCTCCGTCGACGTGTTGGTGAGTTGCCGGGAGAAGTCGCCGACGGTCACCGTGGATGTGCCGTCGGTCTCCCACTCGACGTACTGAGTGAGGTCGATCCAGGTGCCGTCTCCGGCCCGGTAAGCGACGGTGTACTGGTCGGTGATGGACCACTGCGTTTCGGTGACCTGCAGTTTGAGCGGGTTGATCCGGGTGCCCCGGAACGTGATCTCCGTGGCGGTATCAACGAGCCCGCTGTCGGGGTCGTACACCCATACCCGGTCGCCGACCTGGAACGTGCCGTGCACGTCATAGTCGGCTGTGCTGAGCGTGAGCTGGTTCCGGGTCGACGTGAACTGGCTGAGGGCCAGCTGGGCGCGGACGGATGCGTTCGCCGTTGCCGTGTCCGACTCGCTGACCAGCCGCGTCAGCTTCACCGGGTTGCCGTGGATGTCCTTGTACGGGGTCGCCGGGGAGATGTCCGCCGCGCCGGTGGCGATGCTGGTGCCCTGTCCCTCGGCGAGCAGGACCACGCGGGTTGAGTAGTCCTCCATATCGCGGGTGACGTCCGTCGATCCGGGTAGGGCGCGGAGGAACATGTCCTCGCCGGCGTCTTTGGTGGTGATGACGCACGTCGGGTTGGTGACGAACAGACTGCTGTCGGGGCCGGCGTCGAGGGTGGCGTTGCCGTTGACCCGCCACGAGACCGGCACCGATGTGGTGGACATGGTGTCGCAGACGTAGGTGATCGCCTCGCGTGGGCTCTCGTACTGGTGGCGGCCGGTGTACTGGCCTGCGACGGGGTAGAGGGTGCCGACGGTGACCGGGTACGCGCCGGATGCGGGGAGCAGCATGTTGATGGTGTCCGCGAACGTCGCGGACGCGGGCATCACGGCGTTCTCGTAGACGGGGCCTTTGTTGTCCTCGTCGCCGAGCCACATGGCCATGCCGACGCCGCCGACGCTGAGGTCGTCTTGGGGGGCGTTGGTCCGGCCGTCATCGCCGATCGTGCGGGTGCGCAGCACGCCGACGTAGCGGGCGGTGGTCAACAGGTTGTCGCCGTACTGCAGCGGGTCGAGACGGCCGGGCACGATCGCGACGTGCCCGAAGTAGTCGAGCCGGTCGAGGACGTCGCGGGGTGTCCCCGGCTGGAGCTTGACCTCCCACGAGCCGAGGGCCTTCAGTACTTCCTGGACAGCCACCCGCTACCTCCGTACGCCATAGGTCGCTTCGGGCATGCACGCGATGTACTGGTTCCGCAGGTCCGTCGCCGCGTCCCCCGACGGCGTGGCCGCCCGCAGCCGGATGTCGTCCCCGTACAGCAGCACTCCAGCGCCCGGAGTGCCGTTCATCGTGAACAGGACCCCGGCGAAGGCGGCGCTGGCGGGCGCCGAGAAGTTGGCGTCCATGAAGAACCAGGCACCGGAGGCCGGGGTGACCGAGTTCGCCGAGGTGGTCAGGTAGGTCTGCGTGGAGTCGTACCAGTTGATGTTGACCCCGACACCGGACGGGATGCCGGCGGGCGCGTACAGCCATCCGGATGCGCGGTAGCTCTGGCCTGGGGTCACCGCGACCTTTGTGGCCTCGGCGCGGGGCGATGTGCCTGCGGTCGAGGTGATCAGCCCGGACCATGACCCGTACTTCGCTTGGGCGTTGGAGCGAGTGAGGGTGGCGTTGGTGGTGGCCCAGCCGGACGTGTCGGTCTCGAACGTCGGGTTGGCGTTCATGACCGTCTGGGAGGCGACGGCGCCGATCCAGAAGTCCAGGGCTGTGGTGGCGGTCTTGGTGATGCCGCCGTTGGTGTGGGCGGTGAAGGAGCGTGCCGAGCCGACCGCGAAAGCGTTGCCGTCGGAGTCGTCGGCGGTGGCGGTGACGTACCCGGACGCCGCGAAGCTGGTGTTGGTCTCCAGGGTGCTGCGGTACACGGCGAGCGTGGCGGCGGTGCCCACCTGGAGGTAGCCCTCGATGAAGCGGGAGCCGCGGCGCAGGGTGAGGTCGAGGGTGGCGCGGCCCGGGGTGAGGCTCTTGACCAGGCGGACGATCACCATCTCGGGGTCGTTGCGGAGCAGTGTGGCCCCGTCCCATGAGGTGATCGACGCGGCGGATCCGGCCACGCTGACGTTCCACAGCTTCGACCGGTAGCCGCCGCCGGAGTACGCCTGCACGTCCAGCGTGGACGAGGCGCCGGCGGTGACGTTGAGGAGGCCGTTCGACAGCGTCCAGCCGGCTGCGGAGAGTGGCACGTCGACGCCGTACACGTCCTGCCCGCCTGTCGTGGTCACGCGGGCCCGGCCGGACAGGTAGTTGCTCGGGTCGCAGCCCCAGCGGGGGGAGATGTTGGCGGGGACGCTGCGGTAGACGGTGATGGTGCCGTCCGCGCCGGTGCGGGTCATGGTTGTGGCGTTGGTGGTGCCGGTGTAGTAGCCGTAGTGGCCGATCGGCGGGGCGTGCCAGCGCTCCCCGGCGAGGCTGAAGTCGTTGAGGCGGACCGCGCCGGTCAGCCTCGACTGCAGGTCGGTTTCGGAGTTGGAGCCGACCCGTTCCAGGGTGACCTTCCAGTCGGCGGTGACCATCTCGGTGCGGTACTCGGTGTACGTGCTGCTGCACGCCTTGACCGTGTAGTAGCCGTTGCGTTCCGGCTTGTCCGTGAACGTGGCCGGGATGAGCTGGCCGGGGATCAGTGCGTTGATGCCGTCGTGCCGGGCCACCACCTGGGCGCGGGTGAGCGGCGGGAAGCTTTCCTGCCCGTCGATGTCGAGGGTGCGGTCGTCGCCGCCTGCCTCGGTGGCGTCGAACGTCTCCCGCAGGGGGATCCGGCCGAGCTGGATGTCCCCCCATCCGTACAGGGCCATCAGGAGGCCACCCCCTCGATAATGCAAACAGGCTTTACGTTGGGCGCGGCGCTGATGTAAAGTGGATTTACGCCATCGAGAGAGGGTTCACCGTGAAGACCTACGACAGCGTCATCGACCTGCTGAACCACGAAGGCCCCGGCCTCGCGGACTACATCCCGGCCGAGCAGCTCGACCAGCTCATCGACGGCACCCTCGCCCCCGCCGCCGTCGCCGACGAGTACCTCGCCGACCTCGCCGACAGCACGCTCGTCGCAGTCTCCACCGACGAGGCGACCACCCGCGCAGACCTCCTCACCTGGATCCGCTGGGAGATCGAGGCCAACGTCGAGCACCGGAAGGAGGAGGCCCGCGAGGCGCAGCAGCAGGTGAAGCTCGACACGATCCGGAAGCTGACCAACCTGGAGGAGCGACTGGCTGGCTTCATTCACTTCCGGAAGATCGAAATTGCCCGCGAGGCCCTGGAGCTGAAGGTCCCGAAGGCCGCCATCGCTGACGCGGCAGGGATCTCCCGGCCCACCCTCGACAAGTGGCTCAACCGCGACTGACCTCACCTGGCACGCTCCCTATCGAACCGACGGAGTGCTTCCTTCATGTCCTTCACGAGCGCGTTCGCGGCGGCGCGGCGGGCGTTCGGGCTGGAGAAGTCGAACGTGCCGGACACGGTGATGTTCTCGATGGTGATGCTCCCGGCGGTGTGGTTGCCGTTGACGAGCCGCTCGAACATCGCGGTCTGCTGCGCGTCGAGCACTCGCTCAGGGCGGCCCGTGCGGTTGACGGCCATCGTCGCGCCGGGCTGGAGCAGGCCACCGGAGTCGTACTTCGTGGCCGGCGCGAAGCCCCACCGCGAGGTGAACATGGGGTCACTGGCCCCGCGGGCCGTCTTGCCGTAGTGGACGCCCAAGCCGCCGCTCGACTCCACGTTCACCCCCGCCAGGGTTCCGGCCGTGTGGCCGACACCGGCATTGGTGATCCCGATTTCGAAAGGCGACTTCAGGTTCCGCACCCAGCCGGACGGCCCTGTGTTTCCGTAGAAAGAGCCGGTCGCCCAGCGGCGGTGCGGGCGCTCACCGCGGATCACGGACTCAATCGCGCTCATGAATCCCGAGCAGTCCCAGGAGGGGTTGCCGTTACCGGCCCACTGGTACGGCTTCCCGCCTTGCGACTTGGCCCACGACAGGGCGCGCTGCACAGCCGGGCCGCCCTTGGCTTTCTTGTCCTCGTTGCCGAACCAGCCAAGCATCCCGTCAACGGCCTTGTTCGCCAGGCCCCGCATCAGGCTGCCGACACCACTGCCGGGGATCTGGTTGATGAGCGGCCGCACGAGCGCGTTGAGTGCCTTCTGCGCCGCCGCCTTGAGTCCGCCGACAACGACGTCCTTCACCCAGTCGTAGGCGCCGCTGATGGCCCCGCCGATGCCGGAGGTGACGCTGCCGACGATGCCACCCAGCCCGAAGTGCTGCGCGCCGGCCTGCTCCCGCTTGCGTTCCTGTTGCCGGGTCGGGTTGCCGCCGGTTTTGGTGGGGTGGTCCTGGCCGAGCATGGCGTCGATGCCGCGATGCCCGCCCAACTGGGCCACCTGCTGCTTGGACAGGATCCGCTCGCCGGGGGTGAGCATGGCGGGGACGGTGTCCGAGTTGCCGGAGCCGGGGACGACGCCGCCCTTGTTGAAGCCGAGGGGGATTGAGGGCAGGGTGATTTTGCTGGAGATCTTACCGGCGATGGAATTCCACATTTTGCGAATTCCATTGTTATACACCGTGTTTACCACGAATCGGACGGGGCTGGCGATCTTCGATTTGACGCCGTCCCAGATCGTGCCGAGCCCGTTCTTCAGGCTCGTGAAGGCCGTCTTCATGCCCGACGAGAAGCTGCTGATCTTCTGGCCGATCGTCGTGAAGATCCCGGTCACCGTCGACTTCGCGCCGTTCCACAGCGACGACCACGTGTTGGAGATCGACGTCTTCAGCCCGGACACGCTGTTCTTCAGGCTCGTCCACGCCCCGGACACGGCGTTCTTCAGTCCGGTCCAGAAGCCGTCCCACTTGCTGCGGACGGACGTCCACAGGTCGTTCCAGATCTGGACGACGTTCTTCTTCAGCGTGGAGAAGATCTGCTTCGTCTGCGTCCACAGCGAGGTGAACCACGAGACGATCGCGTTCACCAGGTCGGGGACGATGCTGTGCCCGACGAGGGTGTCGTACAGCCACTGGAACCAGCCGACGATCGTCTTCACACCGTCGGTCATGGCCTGCACGAACGTGGTGATCCACCCGATGACCGTGGTGATGACCGGCACCAGGATGCCGATCGCCCCGGACAGCACGCCGGTGAACAGGTCCGCCAGTTGGATGATCAGCGGCAGCAGTGGAGTGATCACCTGCAAGGCGAGGCCCAGCAGCGCCACCGCCAGCTGACTGAGCGGCGGAATCAGCGGCAGAATCGCCTGCATCAGCGGCGGGAACAGCGGCGCCAGCTGAGCAAGGAACCCACCGAACATCTGCACGATCGGGACGAGCGCAGACACCACCGGCAGCAGAGCCTGCGCCAGCGCCGCGACCAGCGGGACCAGCGCGGCCCCGACTGACTGAAGCAACGGCGCAACCGCGGTGATGATCGCCGCGATCAGGTCACCCAGCGGCTTGAGCAGGGGCAGCACCGCATCGACCAGGCCGACGATGACGCCACCCACGTCCTCCACGATCGGCAGCAGCGCCTGAACGATCGGCATCAGCGCCTGCCCGAGCGCGGTGGCCAGTTCGGCGAGCATCGGCCCGAACTGGGTGGCCAGGTCGGTGATGACGGGGGCGATCGCGGCGAGCAGCGGCAGTGCCGCCTGGATCACCGCGCCGAGCGTGCCGGCCACCAGCTTGGCGATCGAGTTGATCGCGCCGAAGATCGTGGCGAGGGCCTGCTGCACCTCTGGCATAGAGGTGATGCGGCGCAGCTCCTGAAACACTGCGCCGAGCGATCCGAGCGCGTCCCCGCCGCCCTGCGCTGCCGCCTTGAAGATGTTGCCGACCGTGGCGAGCGCGTCACCCAGCAGCTTGCCGAACTGCTTGGCGATCGTGACACCGTTGTTGATCGCGGTTTCCAACGCCCCGGATTTGAACGCCCCACTGAGCTTCTTCGAGATCCGGTCCGCGGCGTTCGCGGCCGCCGTCGTCAGCTGCTTGAACGCGGGTGCCGCAGCGATCGAGATCTGCGTGAGCGCCGTGATGATCTGTCCGGGGATGCGGGTCAGCTGGCTGGTCGCGCTGTTGATCCCGTCGAACATGGTCTTGAGCTGGCCCGTCTTCGCCAGCTCGATGACCGCGTTCGCGGCGTTCTTCGCCGTGGCGTTGAGGTTGTCGGCCATGCCGCCCAGCCCGTCCCGCAGCGGCGGGATGACCGCGGTGGACAGCTCGGTGAACTTCTGTCCGAGCCCGGCGAACAACTGGTTCTGCACGTCCAGCTTCAGCCCGCGCCACGCCTCGCGCTGGGCAAGGACCGCGTTCACGAAGGCCTGCGCGTTCGGGGCGAGCTTGGCCATCGCCGTGCCCAGCTTGTCCGTCTGCGCCGCGCCGGCCTTCTGCGCCTCCGCGAGGGCCTCAGCTGCCTCCTTCGCGGACTCCTGGGCGTCCGCGATCTGCCTCGCGCCGTCCTTCGCGGCCTGGGCTGCTGCGGCCTGGGCGTCGGCGACGTCCCGCTGCGCCTTCGCGATCCGCTGCGCCCCGTCCTCCTGGGCGCGGGCGGCCTCAATCTGGGCGTCCTTCAGGGCCTGCGTCTTGTCGGCGATCTGCTGCTGGGCGTCGGCCTCTTTCTGCTTGGCGTCCTTGACCTTCTGCGAGCCCTCCACCCCGGCGGCGTTCGCGGCGTCGGTCTGCTCCTGCAGCCGCTGCGTTTCGGTCTGCTGCTCGTTGAGGGCTTGGAGGGCCTGGTCGTACTGCAACTGCGCCTTGGCGAGTTCCTCGGCGGACGCGGCGGCGCCCTTCGCCTTGACCGCGTTCAGGTTGGCCTCGGCGTCCTGCAGGTCCAAGACCTTCTGCCGCTGGTCGAGCTGGGCGTCGGCAAGCCGGTTGTTCAGGTCTTCGAGATCTTCCTTGGCTTCCTTGCGGGCAGCGTTGAGGTCTTCCTGCGCCTGCCGGGCGGCGCGCTGCGCGTCGGCGAGGTCCCGCTCGGCCGACGCCACCGATTCAACGGCCCGCCGGTTGGCGTCCGCGACGTCCTGCACAGTGTTCTTCAGGTTCTGCTGCGCGTCGGCAATGTCCCGCGCCGCCTTCACCCGGGCCTGCGCCGCATTGACCTCGGCGTCCTTGACGGCCTGCTGCGCTTTCGCGAGGGAGCGTTGCGCGGACTCCACGCGGCGGGTGGCGTTCTCGGCGGTGGCGGCGGACTTCGCGGCCGGCGCGAACGCGGCCTTGAACGCATCCCCGATCCCCGACGTGCCGATCTTGATCGTGGCGAGCGCAGTACCGAGCGACAGGATCGCTGGCGCGGCCACCGCAGCAGCCGGCCCCATCTGGATCAGCGCCTGTCCCAGCGATGCGAGAGTCGGCGCGGCGCCGACCGCCAAGACCTTCAGGTTGGTCAGCGCGGAGAACAAGCTCCTGATCCCGCCCGAGCTGCTCCCACCGCTGCTGCCGAGGGAGGACAGCACACCCAGCACCGAACGGTCGACGTCAACCCTCAGGTTCAGGCGCCGGTCGCGGGCGAGGTCGTCGATGCGGGCCCGGGCGGCGGCATCATCAGCGTTCGCGTTGATCGTGACAGTGCGGGCGCGGGTCAGGTTGGCGAGGTCCGCGGCAGCCACGCGGGTGTCCATGTCGGCCAGCAGGTGGACCATGCGGTCCCGGGCGAGCTGGTCGAGGCGGGCGATGGCCTCGGCGTCGTCCACCTCGACGAAGAGACGGACCGTGCGGTCGCTGGCGAGGGCGTCGAGCTGAGTGCGGGTGCCCTCATCGAGGTTGGCGTTGATGGCGACGGTGCGGCGGCGGGTGAGGAGGGCGAGGTCGTCGGCAGCGGTGCGGGTGTCGGCGTCCGCGAAGATCTTGACGGTGCGGTCTTTGAGGAGCTTGTCGAGCTTGGCGACGGCGTCCTTGTCGTCGAGGTCGACGCCGACCTTGACCTTGTTCTTCTTGTTCTTCAGCCGGTCCATCGCGGTGTCGTATGCGGACTCGTCGGCCGTGACCTCGACGTAGCCCTCGGCGATGCGGAATGCGCCGGCCATCTACCCTCCCTGTGCCACGCTCACGAGCCCCGGGAACTGCGCCCGGAACTGGGTCAGCGAGACTTCGGTGGTCTCGCCGTTGCCCTGCCTGGTCGGCGGGGCGGTGCTCGTGCGGGTTGGGGTGGTGCTCGGTGTCGGGTCGCGCTGCTCGCGTTCCTCTTCGGCGCGGGCGGCCATCACGCCCTGGTAGGCGGTGAGTCGGTACGCCAGTGCAAAGTAGCGGCGGGCGCTGATCTCTTGCTCAAGGAGGTCAATGCCGTAGATGGCCAGGAAGTCGGCGTCCAGGTCTTCCTGGTGGTTGAGGACCCACAGCACTTCTTCGATACGGTCACTTACGGCCGGGGCCAAGTCCGGGGCTGACAGCCATCGATCGAGGGCGGTCAGCGGCGGCGGGCTTTTCCCTCCTTCTCCGACTTGCCGAGGGCGAGATCGACGATGATCTGAGAGATCCGCTCGAATTGGTCGTCGGTCAGGGCCTTGGACTGCTCCAACGCCATGTAGGCGTCCTCACCGAGGACACGGATCAGGAGCGCCGGCACCGCCAGATCCTTCCCCACCTCGGCCGCGTGCCGGATGAACTGGAGCGCGACGCCGCGCGGGACAACCTTCGGGATCGTGTACTCGTCGTCGCCGATATAGAAGAGCGGGACACGTTCCTCCTCGACGTCGTCGTCGGCTGCAATCCGGATCGGCTCGAAGTCCAGCGCGGCGTCTGTGCTGCTGGTGGGCTTGGCCGCCGCCTTGCGGGCTGCGGCGCTCTGGCGGGTACGGGCGGGGGTGGTGGATGCCATGGGTGGTGCTCCTCGCTACGGACAGGGCTGGGGAGTCGGCTCAGCTGGTCTGGTCGACGATGTGGAAGGGGCTGATGGACGCGCTGACGTAGTGGCCGGCGAACTTCGCGGGGATCAGCGTCTGCTTGTCCTTGGTGTAGGCCAGCTCGCTGCTGTCCGTGTTGAGCATGCGGCGGCCGATGACGCGGCGCCGGAACTGCGAGGGCGCGTAGCCGTCCATGATGATCGCGAAGTAGTTCGGCTGCGTGGCCGAGCTCGTGACGTTGGGGTCGAAGGACTTCCAGCCGGTGCCGGACGCTGCGGTGCCGCCGTTGAGGGTCAGGCTGAGGTTCTCCAGCGTGGCCTCGGCGAGGCTGGTCTCGATGGTGAAGTCCTGCTTCGTCAGCCTGGAGCCGACACGGAGGGTGATCTGGTCGACTTCCAGCTCGCTGTAGTTCTGGTCGACGCTGAGCTTGACGCCGTCCTGGGTACCGCCCAGGTCGGTCCAGGCGGACGCGGCGGGGATGGTGTTGACCTGGGTGTCGGTCGGCTCCAGCGCGCCGAACGCGCCGCTGTACAACGTCGCGGGGCCCTGGATGAGGTTGGTCGTGGTCACCGACATGGGTCAGCTCTCCTTGCTTCCGGCCGCGCCGGAGGTCTTCTTCGCGGGGTTGGCCGGGGCCGCGGTCGCGGGCGGCGCGGACTGGTCGGCGTCGGCTTCGACGAGGAGGCCCTGACGCTGCAGGTCCAGGTGCTCGGCGTCGTCGACCTCGATGGGCTGGTCGGGGCGCATGGTGGTGCGGACGGTCGGCATCAGCGGTAGGCCTCTCTCCGAAGTGGGAACTGGTGGTGGGAGAACTGCGGGTGGAAGCGGAGTTCGATGGTCTGCTCGGGCGGGATGCTCGGCGGGCACGGCACGATCCGGATCGGGCCGGCGAGGAGGAACTCCAGCTCGGCCCGGTCGTTGTGGACGATGGTCCGGCCGTTCCACGACAGGAGCTGCCCGTGCGGGGTGTCCTCCTGGATGGCCCACATGCGGCTCATGACGCCACCTCCGTCCACGCGATGACCAGGCCGGGGATCGAGTAGCGGGCGTACGACGACGGGTCGTCCGGGATACGCCGGTGCTCGCCGGTGGTGTACGCGGACAGCACCCGCGCCTGCGGGTAGCCGGCCGGGAGGGTGAGCACCTGCGGGATCGCCGGGTGGTCGTAGCAGGCTGCCTGGATCGCCTCCGCCAGGGCGGCGGCCTTGTTCCACGGCGGCTTCTGCGACTGGGGGTTGACCGCCCAGCAGTCCACGCCGATCGCCGGTTCCCGCAGGGGCACGTAGAGGTTCGGGGTGCCGCCGGCGACGACGAGCGTGCAGAACCCGGACGCGGCCCAGGTGGTGTTGTCCTTGGGCAGAGTGGTCGCCACGCGGTCACCGACGACGGTCTTCAACCAGGCCGTGGCGACGAGCTCAGGCGTGGGGCGCAGGCGGAGGCTCATGCGGTCCTCCGCTGAAACAGAGCGGGCCGCAGGTACGGCATCGGGGGCGTGCCGGGGTGGTTGACCTTCGCGACCGGGTGGTCAGCGTCCGGCCAGTACAAGGCCTGCTTGTTCCTGGGGAGGATGACGTGCGGCGCGGTGCCCAGCTCAACGTCCGTGGCGTAGTTGCAGTCGAGGCTGCCGACGCGGAGCACCTTGTCGTGGGTCTCGGCCCGGAGGCTGTCGTGCAGGCGGCCAGTGCGCTTGTGGACGTAGTCCTTGGCGTCGCCGAGGATGGCTTCGCCGATGGTGTCCTGGAGCCAGTCGTTTATGGCTGCGTCAACGTGCTCGCGCGCTGAAGGGTCGATCCGCAGGCTGGATCGCGCCATGGCCGCCTCCTCTCCGAAGGTGGTCTCGTACTCGTGGCCGCCCGGTCTCCCCGGGTGTGGTGGCCGTGTGCTGTTAGGTGGTGCGCCGCAGGTCGAGTCGGAGATCGGCTGTCGCTGCGGGGTTCGCCATCGAGGAGACGGCGTCGACGGTGTAGATGGCGCCGGTGCGCTCGTCGCGGACGCGGTCCTGGTCGGTGACGTCCGTTCCGGCTGCGACGCGGGCGACGGCGTAGCGGACGATGCGGGGGGTGGGGTCGTCGCGGGTGGTGACACGGCGGGACTGCTCGGTTAGCGCGGCCGGGATCCCGGTGCGTACAGCCGTGTCGGTGTCGGCTTCATCACCCCACGCGTCGGTCGTGGTGCCGCGCAGGACGGCGATCGTGGTGGTGGCGAGAGCGATCGGCATCACGGGCCTCCGGTGTACGGGGCCCAGACGAAGCTGTCGTCGATGCCGTCGGTGAGCTCGTTGCCGATGACCGGGCCCGCGCCTTCGAGCGGGGACCGGACGTGCACGGTCCGGGACCGCCGCCACGACACCCGGCCCAGGGCACGCTTCGCCATCGGTGCGAGGACCAGGCCGTCGTCTGCCAGCGTGGTGGAGACCTGATCTTGCTGGATCTGCGTGGCATCCAGCCGCGTCTCCAGCCCGTACTGGCCTGCCAGCCACGCTGCTTGGTAGGCGACGGCCTGGCCCAGCCAGTAGAGGTCCCGCGTCCGGATCCGGTCCGTGTCGGTCCAGATTCGGTTGCTGAAGACCTCGATCGCGGCCTGCGCCTGGGCAAGCTGCTGGTCCGTCACGCTGACGCCGGTGGCGTCGATGACGTCCTGCGCCGTGCACCAGGCGTTGACCATGTCAGCCCTCGCCCTCGATCACCTTGCGCGGCGTAGTGGTCTCCTCCGGGTGCTGGTCGACCGACGCGGGCACGGTGTCCACCGAGTACGTCAGCACCAGCGACTCCCCGTCGGGGTGCTCTTCCTGCCCGTCGAAACGCACGTCGCCCCGCGGGTGCAGGCCGCGCTGGATCGCCTCGTTGACGACGCCGGCGCGGTTGGCCTCGTGCTGGTAGTCCTGGTCGTTCCACCGTGCCGCCTGGACGACGAACTCCTTGACGAAGCGGGTTCCCTCGCTGCCGTCGGCGGACCGCTTGTCGACCTCGACCTGGGGTTCGCCGGCCTTCGCCGGGTGCTGGCGCGCCCGCGCGCTGCTGGTGGTCTTCTTCGCTGCTGCCACGGCTCACCTCCCTTGTTGGCCGCCGCACCGCCCGGAGCCGTCGGGCGGTGCGGGGAACGGGGTCAGCCGACGAGGATGGACGCGCCGTTGGGGTGGCCGTAGGCCCAGCCGCGGCGGGCGCGCATCTTCAGGATCGACTCGTCGGTCAAAGCGCTAAGTCCATCCCGACCGTCGATGAACACGGACTCCGGGCCGCTCCTGACACCCAGCAGCATGAGCTCCGGGTTGACGAACGCCATGATCGGGCGGCCGGTCGGCGACGGCGTGGCCGTGGCGGACAGCTTCGCGCCCAGGCTCCAGCGGACCGGCACATCGAAGATCGTGTCGGGGGTTCCGGCGGTGCCCTGGACGAAGATCGGGCGCTGCTGGGAGTCCTTGACGTTTCGCATGCTGTTGCGGAACGCCGGGTGGGCGATGGCGACCATGGAGCTGGGGTCGAAGTAGTCGCCGGTCTCGACGCTGCCGATCGCGGTGGAGAACTCGGCGTAGCTCGGCGCGCCGGACGATGCGGCGGTGGTGATGTTCGTGCCGCCGGTGTAGCCGACGTTGGCATCGGTGGTGTTCAGCAGCTGGTAGAGGCTGGTGAACGGGACGGTCGTGCCGTTGCTGGCCGCGCTGACGGCGAGGGAGGCGTTGTCGATCATCTTGGCGTAGGACTTGCCCCAGCCGACCATCTTCGCCTCGATGACGTTGGCGACCGAGTCGTCGATGTCCTCCTCGGCGATACGGACGGCCTGGCCGAACTTGATCGCGGAGAGCAGGACTTCGTCGTTGAGGCTGGTGTCCTCCCCGTAGGTGCCGCCCTTCGCGACGACCGCGACCGACATGCCGGCCGTGCGCGGGACGTGCTTGGTGTCGGAGCCCATGGTGATGCGGGCGGCGAGTGCCTCGACGGCGGAGATCTGGGTGATGGACTGGACGACGCGCGAGGTTTCCCACTCTTCGGGAATCCACGCTTCCATGGTGTTGCGTGCCACTGTGCCCTCCTGCGGGCGGCGTGATGGGGAAGCTGGTCGGCTCGGGCCCCATCACGGGCGCCTTCGCAAGCAAGGTTTCAGCGCGATCCGATCACCGAATCAAAGCTGATGCCACCAAGATACCTTCGAATGTCAAGCCCTGCCCAGAAGTCGGGCCGCGTGCAACTCCGCCGTGCTCTTGGGCTTCTCCACCGCAGCAGGCTTCGGAGCACCCGTCGGCCGCGGCTTCGGCTTCCGCACCGGAGCCGCGAACAGCTCCGGGTAGTCCTTCCGCAGGTCGTCGACCGCCGCTTCCAGCCCGGACACCGACCCGTCCTCGTCCACGTCCAGGCCGTCCAGGTCGACCAGCTTCAGCAGCCGCTTCAGCCGAGACTCGCCCTTCTCCCGCGCCGAGCTACTGTCGGGGTCCTTCTCCTCCTGCAGGAACGCCAGCGCCCCCGCCTCCACCAGCGCGCCCCGCACCGCGGTACGCACCAGCGGCGTGCGGTACCGCTTCTCGCCCTCCTCGCGGGCCTCCCGCAAAGCCTTCTCGTGCTCGGTCTCATCCCCGCGGGCCTTCTCCTCCAGCTCCTTGTTGCGGAGCCGGTGCCGCTTGGCGTCCTCGTTGGCCTTCTTCAACGCGGCCTGCGTGCGCGCCCATTCGTCCTTGGACGGCGGCTTGAAGTCGTCCGCCGGCTCATCCTTCTTCGCGGGCGGCTTGGGCTTCGGCTTGTCCTCAGCTTCCGGCTCCTCCTCGTCCTCCGACTCCTCTTCCGGCTCGTCGTCGGGGACCTCGACGTCCGGGCCGTCGTCGGTGTCGTCGGCGCCGCCGGCGATGACGTGGATCGGCCGGCCGTCGGTGCGGTAGCCGAGGATGGTGCCGGGCGGCAGGCTGATACCGCGAGCGTGCCGGGCGGTGGTGTGGATGCCCATCTGGTGTCTCCCATCACGGGGTTCGGCGGCGGCCCATCGGCGGGCGCCGGGGGATCTATGCGGCGGCTGGGAACCGGCCGGTCCTGAGCGCGGTGCGGGCGCGGGCCTCGACCGCGGGCAGCAGGTCATCGACGGTGCGCAGCAGTTCACGGGCCGCGCGGAGCCGAACGGCGCGGGACTCCGATGGGCGGCCGAGGCCGTAGCCGATCGACCGCTCTGCCTCGCGGCGCAGCGCTTCGGGGAACGGGGTGCCGTCGGTGGTCCAGGCGTCGGACCAGGGGACGGCACGGCAGCGGCAGTGCGCGTGGAGCGGTGGCCCGTCGACGCCGGCCGCCTTGGCGCGACGCTGGCGGGGGTCCCACGACAGGCCGCCTGGGAACGGCTCGTCCGCCCGGACGACACGGCCGGTGTAGGCGAGGCAGCGCACGCACGCGTCCGCCTCCGACACCCACAGGCGCAGCGGTGCCGTCGCTCGCACGACCGAGTCCAGACCCTGATGCATGGCGGTGTTGATGACCCACGCGATGTGAGCGCGTACCGCGGGCAGTGCAGCGCGGGCGGCGCCGAGCCCGGCCAGCATGTGCGACCAGCGGGACACCCTGACCGGATGCAGCAAGTGCAGGGCGCGGTCGCGGCGTTCGATCACCAGGTCCCGGATCCGGTGTGCTTCATCCCGCAGGACCCTGCTGACCTTCGGCACCTTCGGTTCCCGCCGACGGCGGCCGGACGCGGCCCGCACGAACTCGGTGCCCTGCCGCACCCCCATCGCCAACGCCGGGTTGAGTCCGCCGACGAGAGCCGTGGGCGCACGCTCGGCGACATCCCCGAGGATGCGCCGCACTGCCGCCTGCGCTGCGGCGATGATCCTGCGCAGCACGTCCCCAGGGAGCGCCGGGTGGTCGGGGCCGCCGAAAGCGCGGGTCCACGCGGCGAGGGTCCGGCGGATCAGTTCCTCGAATGCCCGATCACTGCCGAGCAGTGCCCGCCCGGCGAGCCGGTTCTCCAAGTCGACGACCTCGCCGGTGTGGTCGTCTTGCACGAGACGGGTCAGGTGCTCGCTGGAGTACGGCATTACACCTCCTCCTGCACCTGCGCGAGCGCTTCGAGATCGTTGATCGCACCGGTCATGAGCGCGGTGACCTGCTCGCTGGTGATGACACCGAGCGCGGCCGCGGCGCCGAGCTTCTGCGCGCTGTCGGCCAGGGACGCGAGGACGTCGACGCGGCGCTGCAGCTCGGCGTCGTCGGTGCCGGACAGCCAGGCGTCGACTTGCTCGGCCCGGTAGCCGGCCTCCATGAGGGCCTGCCTGCGCGGTACCCCAGCCCGGATCTTCGACTCGACGGTCTGCCAGCCCTGCGCGTCGGTCACGGACTTGGCGGGCACCCAGTCGACGTTGACGACGGGCTCGTCGACGCCGAGGAGACGCAGCGCGTAGACGAAGGCCTCATGCAAGGTGGCGCCGTAGGACGTCTGCCGGTTCTCCACCTTGGAGATGAACGGGCCGTCTTCCTCGCGGTAGGACTCGCCGGACCGCTGGTTGGACTGGGGGTCGAACATCCGCAGCGGGGTGTCGGTGATCTGCGCCATCGCCCGGATGTTGAACTGGATCGGGTCGAGGAACACGCCGGGCTGGGCCGCGTCGAACTGCCCGACGGACTTGAAGCCACGGAGCAGCATCATCTCGCCGGGCCCGGCCTTGAGGCTGGAGTCGGCGCCGGTGTCGGACGGCCCCACCCCTTGTTCGGGGAAGGGCCAGATGCCGTCGTCGAAGTCGCCGGGCTCCAGGTCCGAGG